CACAGAAGACGGGTTCTTTAATGAACTGCGAGAACGAGAGTTCTACATGTCGAAGGGTGAGAGGCGACGTAAGGAACGTGCAGCTGCAGCCAGACGACAGAAACGTAATCTTGAAAAACGAATGGCTGAACAAGGATACTAAAAATGGAATTGAAGGAACATCAAAATCCTTCTACAACGTCTACTCCGCTTAAACATGACCATCCTCTTAGTTGGTACGTTAAGTGGGCGTCGTCACTAGTTCTTATCGTGGCAATGATTATGACCACAAACAACCTTTATCCCTACAACATGTATCTACAGTTTATTGGGGTTTCTGGTTGGCTGTGGGTTTCTATCATGTGGAACGATAGATCACTCATCGTTGTGAACGCAGTTGCCTGTGCAATCTTTCTCAACGGTATCTTTCAATATTTCCTAAAGGGATAACAATGGCTAAAAAGAAAATCACTGCGACCACAGATAATAGTGAATGGAAAGCGCCTAAGAAACGCAAACCCCGCAAACCTATGACTGAGGAGCAACGGGCAGCTGCATCAGAACGTCTTGCAAAAGCAAGAGAGGCACGGGCAGCAAAGAACCCTGACTATGGTAAGTCGGGAGTCCATGAAAGTTTGCGTGGTCTTCCTGATGAACATCAGCTAAGTCCTGCTAGAGTTAAGAAGTGGATCAAGGTTCAACAGGATTATGCAAAGTCTGAACGTGCTGCTGTAAGACAAAAGGTTAAAGGTGCAGAAGCAAGACTTGCTAATCATGATGCGTACATTCGTAATATGCAAAAATACCTTCGTGATGGTGTTTGGGTGGACATGTTCTATGGAGAACAACAACAAGGTAAAATACGCAACAGATGTGTTGCATTAGGATACTACTGGTATGGCCCACGCAAAGGTCAACCTAAACGAGACGTAGGTACTTTCTATCCTGATATGGGATGCGTCTATACACAAGAAATGTTTGAAGAGGAATATGGAAATGAGCGACCAAGAGACGACGCCACCGGAGAACGTGATAAAGGGCCCGTGGCTCGCAAAAAGCGGAAGAGAAGTAAAACTTCCTGATACCGATGTTATTGCCATGCAACAGGACATGCAATTCGCTGAGGAACTTACTCAGAGTTTGATGGTTCAGATGATTCACACTATGAGCGAGAATGGTATTGATGTTAGTGCAAAGACTTTCATTCGTGACATGGCAATGGTTATTTCGATGGTAAACGGTTCTATATATAGAGATATGGGAATGGCTCACATAACACAGAAGTTCATGGAAGAGTATGTTGATATTCATGATGATGAAGGTGGTTCTTTTGAAACAGAAGTTGACTTCGAAACAATTGTTGAACTTGCAAATTTGATAGAGGATGATGATGACCCCAAAGTTTCATGAACCATTTAGTCCTACGATTTTAGAGACAACTGTTCCAGAACGATTTGTTGATATTGTCAATGACGTTGCTGATGATGTTTTGTCAAGTGAAGAAAAGAGCAAACAGTGGGATTGGTCACACAAGCTTGTTGGTAAGGTGAACAAGGAGATTTTGATTCCTGTCACTGACCCCGGCGATAGGTCATTTCTATTCAAGACTATGAAACAGGGCTGTCTGGATTATCTGCTTCACATGATTGATAAGAAGAGAAATAACCCGTGGACTCGAATGAAAACTGGAGCAAAACCAACCCTCGACAATATTCATCTGACTCATAGTTGGGTGGTAAGTCAGTATGCTGGTGATTTCAATCCCTTTCACCACCACAACGGTGACTTCTCTGCTGGTGTTTATCTCAAGGTGCCAGATGGTATGAATGATGAGTGGGAAGAAGATTTTCAAGATCACTATCCAGCCAAGGGTTTGATTGAATTTGGGTTTGGTGAGTCACAACCATTTCGTGCAGATAATATAAAATTCAAACCAGAGGTGGGCAAGTTCCTTGTGTTTCCATCTTGGTTGAAGCATCTTGTGTATCCCTTCTCTGTAGAAGGTGAACGACGCATGATGAGCTTCAATGCGACCATTATAAATAAGTAGAAAGAAAAATTATGATTTTAGTTGACATGAACCAGATTTCAGTTGCCTCCGTGATGATGCATCTGCATATGACAAAGAAAACCAAACCCGAAGAAGATATGGTTCGTCATATGATTCTAAACTCACTACGCATGTATCGCACGAAGTTTTGCGAAGAGTATGGTGAGCTGGTTCTGTGCTACGACTCCAAACACTACTGGCGTCGGGATTATTATCCTGAGTACAAGCACAGTCGTAAGAAGGGTAGAGATAAATCCACAAATGATTGGGATGCTATCTTTGAGGTGTTGAATGCAATCAAGGCAGAACTGAAAGAGTTCTTTCCCTACAAACATATTGAGGTCTATGGTGCAGAGGCAGATGATATCATTGCTGCACTGTGTGGTGAACTGGAGTTCGACAACGGTAAGACGTTGATCCTGTCAGGCGACAAGGATTTCATTCAGTTGCAGAAGTTCCGTAATGTGACACAATACAGTCCCATCACCAAGAAGTTTGTCAATGGTGTTGACCCAGATACCTATCTGAGTGAGCATGTTCTAAAGGGTGACAGCAGTGATGGTATTCCAAACGTGTTATCACCAGACAATACTTTCGTGGATGGACTGCGACAGAAACCTCTGAGCAAGAAGAAAATAGAGATGATGGTTTCTGGTAATTTCCCTAACGACGAAATCAAAAGAAACTACCAACGAAACAAGAGACTGATTGACCTCAGAGAATCACCGCCTGAGTTGTTTATGGAATGTTGTACAGCATATCATAATGCACCAGAAGGTGATCGTAGCAAACTACTAAATTATTTTACACAAAAGAGGTTGAGGAACCTCGTTGAATCGATAGGAGAATTCTAATGGCAATCGACACATACACACGCAGTTTTGCTGAAATATTAACACAGGTTTCTAAGATCAAAACAAAGAAAGATAAAGTTCAATTTTTGAGGCAGTACCAGACTGATGCACTTCGCATGATCTGCAAGTCGTCCTTTGACCCAAAAATCATATGGGAACTACCAGAAGGTGATGTACCGTACACACCGAATGATGCACCAGAGGGCACAGAGCATACCTCATTACAGCAAGAGGCCCGAAAATTGTATCACTTTATCAGGGGCGGTAATCCCACCATGCATCAAAATAAACGTGAATTGATGTTCGTACAGATGCTTGAAGCACTTCAGGCTGATGAAGCAGAACTGCTGGTTGCTGCAAAGAATAAGTCTCTGCATCGTAAGTACAAGGGTCTATCTGATAATGTGGTCAAGGAAGCATTTGATTGGGATGATGAATACAAACGAATTGAACCCGCTCAGTATCCACAGGCCAAGGGTATGGCATCAGGTGGTTAACTTTTTTTAAGTTTCCTTTAGAATCAATGACTTAGATGCTACGATTTTTATTGACATATCCGAATCCGTATGGTATAGTTAGTTATACACTGAGAAAAGGAAAGAGACATGAACAACGAAATGACCACCCTGATTGAGAACATCAAAGCAGACTACCTCAACTGGACCACACGGTGTACTGATGCCAGAGGTCTGGACGCTTTGACGGAAACCAATAAGACGATGATCGCTGAGTTCAACGAGAAGATCACCTACAAGGTGGGAACTAAGTACATCAAGGTCTTCACTGAAGGCGGTAGCGTTTGGGGTTTTGTTGTCAACACCGAGAACGATAAGAAGTTTCGGAAGGGTGACATTCTGAAAGCCGCTGGTTATGCTGCTCCTGCTCGGAACAAAGCACGGGGAAATATCCTCGACGGTGGTTACACCATCAACTGGACTGGCCCTCTTTATCTCTAGAGGGTCATTTTAGCTCTTGACAAATCCTATTCCACATGGTAATATAGGATATAAGATGAGAAACAAAGAGGTTATTATGACCACCACCGCTGAAAAGAAAAAAGAGTACTACTACGCCAATCGAGAAAAGTGTTTGGGTTGGGCAAAGAATTATCGTGAAAAGAACAAGGAAAAACTTGCGGTTGCATCGGCTACTTGGAGAAAAAAGAATCCCGAAAAGGTTCGTGAGTATAATGCCAAATATAATGATGCAAAACGTATTGAAAATGCATATGACGAGTGGAACGATACGCTTCGTGAATTGGGTTATGGTGATTTAGTGTGAACTACATCAATGTCATAGGGTCTACTAAGATGAAACGTGCTCTCGTTGAGAGTGCAGTTATCTTCTGCATCAGTGAGTTGATGCCTCGGATGCGAACCCTTGAGATTGAGGTCAACATCAAGAACCTCAAGAGTGAGGGTGTTGCGGGTTGGTGTTACGAAGGTGACAACAATCGGGACTTCTATATTGATGTTGATAAAAGTCTTACTGGTGGAGAACTGTTAGAAACTGTGTGTCATGAGATGGTGCATGTCTGGCAGCATGCCACTCGTAAAATGAAAGACATGACTCATGGTCGCAAGATGTACATGGGTAAGGTCTATGATGAAACCACCGCGTATGAGGATGAGCCTTGGGAGATTGAGGCATATGCCATGCAGGGTGACCTGTTGAAAAAATTTGAAGAGGAATATACAATATGAGTAAGATGAAAAACTTCATGATGGATGTCGAAGAGTTTGTTGATGGTTATTTCTTCGATGCTCCGAAAGACGGATGGAAACCGTTTGATTTTACGGTTGATGAAATCTGTGAGGATGCAGAGAAGTTCTTTCGTTCACCTGAGGCATCTCGGTATGCCAAACAGTATCTCACCACACAAATGGGTGAAATATGAACGGACTTGAAGCATTTATAATTGGGACTGCGATTGTTGCGGGAGCTCCCAATCCACCCACTGTTCAATATGATGAGTCTGCAACCTGTCTTGCAAAGAACATGTATTATGAAGCAAGGAACCAAGGAACTGCCGGATGGATGGCTGTCACGGCGGTTGTTCTTAATCGTGTAAATGATGACAGGTTTCCTAATACAATCTGTGAAGTGGTGCAAGAAGGACCAACTAGACCATCTT